AAGAGTTAAATTATACAATATCAAGCAATGCATTTTCAATTGATTCTAAAGAATTAGATATATCAATTAAAAAGATTGAGAATCTTATATCTGACATAAGATTTGGAAATGGCAAAAATCCGCTTGAAGGAGAGTTTCTTTCAAAAGATGAAATACTTGAGAAGTATTTTGGTGTTAGTGAAGAAAAGCTTGCTGAAGCACAAGAGTATCTTATTAAAACAAGCTATAAATATACAGAAGACAGAGTTGATGAATATTATGAGTATTTGAAACAAAAGTATGAAGAATACGACAAATGGTGCAAAGAAAATAATGTTGCAAATGGACTTTCAAATATAGATGGAAGTATCGATTATGAAAAAGTAGAAAGAAGGTTAGCTGGTTTGTATTCTGATGAAGCACAACTTTTGAAAAAATACGGAGGTATTAGGGAAGCTTCTCTTAGGGGGTCTTTGGAAGCAAGACTTGAAATCAACAAAGAATATGAAACTTATGTCTTAAATGAAATTGAAAATTCCCTTGATGATGAACTTCAGTTATATAAAGAGAACGCAAATTTAGAAGCAGAACAGCAAAAAGAATCACTTAAAAAGAAATATGAAACACTTAAATTGGAACCTTTTGTTGATATGAATAAAGATGATTATATTATGAATGAGTTGTAATTAGGTTTATATTTTATTAAATTTTTTTTATATAATAATTTAATGTAAATATAATAAAGAAA